TGTGCAACGAAATTTCAAGAATCAACAGTTATAAGTATCCAATGGATCGTGAAGATTGTATTGCATTTGCAATTGAGGATGTATTAAGATATTGGAGAGGATATGATCCAGAGAAATCTCAATATGCTTTTGCGTATTTCACAAGGATGATAATTAACGGATTACAGAAAGGATGGAAAAAACTTTATCCAATTCGAAGTATCAATAAAGTATCTTTATCACATGAAAATATGTATAACTGGTAATGTAAATTAATCTGAATAACGATGGAAAAAAGTAGAACAGATATAAAAAATGTTAAACCAACAAGAAATGTTTTTGTCTCTGGACGATATAAGTTAAAAAATGCAACAAAATACATTGGCGAACCAGACAAGATTATTTACAGATCTTCATGGGAAAGAAAATTTTGTGTATTCTGCGATACATCACAAAAGATAATGAGATGGAGTTCTGAACCATTTGCTATTAAGTACATAAGCCCAATTGATAAAAAAATTCATGAATACTTCGTTGATTTCTACATCAAAATTGAACAACGCAATGGTCTCATAGAAGAATATCTTGTAGAAGTAAAACCTAAAGCACAATTACAAAAACCAGTACCGCCAAAGAAAAATACTTTAAAAATGGTTAAAGTATACAATGAACAAGTTAAAACATATCTTGTAAACGTTGCAAAATTTGCAGCAGCAAAATCAATGGCGGCAAAGAGAGGATATAAATTTTTAGTTGTTACTGAAGATTTTCTATTTAATAAGAAATAAGAAATGATACCGCCAAAAGAATTTTATAAGAAAAACGCTGGTAACACAAAATTACGAAACAGTTCATATAAGTTATTTTTAGAGAAATATCAGATGGGCAAACCTGACCCTGATGGATTTAAACTTAATGAAAGAAAACTGTTCAAACACGGGTCATCAAACTTTTTTATTCCTGGAAAAATATACACTTTTAAATATGATCCATTATATAAAGATAGATTAGATTACTACGATACTCGACCAATTATATTATGCCATGATACATACAGGGCACCTGGGACAAAAAATGATATAATCGTTGGAGTAAATTTGAACTTCCTTCCTGAAAAAATTAAAGCAGGAACACTTCAAGTTTTTTACGAACAGTTTAAACACGATATTGAAAAGGGCGAAAATGCTGCTAGTAGAAAATCAATATACATCGCTACAAGATTAATTAACCAACTTAAAAAATGGTTATCAACGATAAAAATTTTTGAAAGTAAGAATATTCATTACGGTTTTTCATATAGACAATATATTCGTTCGCGAATTAAAATGTCAAGTCTTGTAGAATACGATGACTGGAATTTGATTCCATTTATTAAAGCACAAGACATTATGGGAAAATCTTTAACTGAGATTTATAACGAATATTATTCTTATCAAAAAAGAAAGAAATAAAATAAACATAACACATGGCAGGTTTTTTAAATCGTCAAGCAGACGGTACAACAGTATCAGGATGGTCCATATCTAAAGCAATAAAGCGACTTGCAAGTTTAGGAATGAATTATGAAAATGAAGTAATTCAACAATCTAAAGCAATTGGTGCAACTGAAGCTTTGATGGGAAATCAAGGATTCATGCCTGAAGATTTTCTATATTCTTTAGCGCTTGCGGATATTGGCCAAAAGAAATTTATAGCATATTTTGATAAAAATTATCCACAACGTAGAGATTACTTAAGAAATTTCTCTATGAATGGAGAAATTGATTTTATGCTTGAAACAATTACAGATGAAGCTATTGTGTATGATGATAGAAACTTTTTTTGTAAACCTAACTTATCAAATCTTCGAAGAATTCTTAAAGATGATGTACAAGATGAAATCATTACATACATATGGAATGCGTTTAATAAAATCTATTATGCGCATCATTTTGTTGAAGGCCATGATGCATGGAGTTATTTTAAACAATTCTTAATTGACGGTTTTCTTGCATTTGAAATTATCTATGATAAAGAATCTAAAAATATTGTAGGTTTTAAAGAACTTGATGCTGCATCACTTAGACCAGGTGTTGCAAAAGATGATCACGGAAAACTTCAAAAGATTTGGGTTCAGTATGAAGACATACCATCGATGAAACGAGAATTGTATGATTCTCAAATTATCTACATATCATATGCAAAAGGAAACTTCTCTAATCGTACATCATATGTAGAACGATTAATTCGTTCTTTCAATTTATTAAGAATACTTGAAAATTCTCGAATTATATGGAATATCATGAATGCTTCATTTAGAATTAAAATGGTAGTTCCGATAGGTACAAAATCTCCACAAAAAGCAAAAGAATCGCTTGCAGAAATGATGGCAATTTACAAAGAAGATATAAATCTTGATAGCGATTCTGGCGAACTTTCAGTTAATGGTAGACCATCAATGCAATTCTATAAGAACTATCTATTTCCAAGTAAACAAGGGGAATCTCCAGAAATTGAAGTTATGGATTCATCAGGACCAGATTTATCTGATACAGAAGCACTTAAATACTTTTATGATAAATTAAAATCTGACTCTAAAATACCGTTTGAAAGATTTGATACAGAAGGTGGCGGAGGATCTTGGTCACTTGAAGCATCAGGTATGAGTCGTGAAGAAATTCGTTTCTCTAAATTTATTAATAGACTTCGGTCAATCTTTCAAGAACTAATGATTAAACCACTAGTTCTTCAGGTTCAGTTAAAATATCCATTTCTTCAAAATGATGATATGTTTAAATCTGCACTCGGATTAGAGTATGAAGAAGAAAACTTGTTCAAGGAAATGAAAATGATGGATATCCAAAACCAAAGAGTTGATTTTGTAACTAACATGTTAGGATTGGAAGTTAATGAAAAAGACCAAGACGGAATGGACTCACAAGTACCGTTCTTCGATGCAATGTTTTTGGCCGAAAAATACTTAAAAATGACTCAAGCTGATTTAGAACAAAACCAAAAATACATCAACCGTCGTAA